CGTCATTTGCGTGCTCACGTCGACGCCTTCACCGAGAAAGCCGGAGACGAACGCGCGCCCGAGTAGGCGCTTTATCCATTCCTCGTTGTGAAGCACCGCCGGCCCGAGGAAAGGGCGGGGCGGTATTTTATTGGTCCCGAGTTCCTGATATACCGCGACGTCGGACTCGGAGCCGATCACCGCCTCTGTGCGGTTGTGTGCCGCCTTGATCGACTCGCGCAAATCGCCGGAGCGCAGCAGCGGGTCGTTCTCTGTGAATCCCTTGCGAACGCGATCATCTTTCGTCGCGTCAGCGAGTTCCGGCCATGCGTCAAAGTGGCCGATTGCCGGCTGATAGTGGCCTAGTTCTTCGCGCGCGGTGTCGCGCACGCGTTGAGCGACCGCTTCAAGCCCCGATTGCATTGCAAACGCGACAGCCGCATCGCGCGAGAGCAAGTGAGCCGCGAATGAGCCGAGACTGTTGAATGTGCGCATTTACTCTTTCTCGAATTCCATGCGCTCGTAGTTGAATTTATTGCCTTCGAACTCCGAGAACACGATTGAAAAAGCCGTCCGCGTCGCGTCATCAACAGAGAACGCGACGTCGAACGGCACGCCATTCCGAACCAACCAGAGCGCTTCGCGAACCGCAACGGAGCGCGCTAGTTTTTTACTTCGGCCTTCTGCTCGTCGGGCGATTCGCCGCCGAAGTTCTCCGCGACGGCTTGCATGACCGCGGTCACACCTTCCTCGTCGAGGCGCGTGATAATCGCTTCGATTTCGCGTTCGGTGTTCGGGTAGTTGACCGCGACGCCATTGATCGAGGTCACGAAGGTGATTGGGATCACCATGCCGACGTAGACCTGATTTTTCGCCGCTTCGCCGAGAATCTTCACGAGCCGGAACTGCGACAGAACGCCCGGCTTCTTCAGCGTCACCGTCAGGCCGTTCGCCGTGTCGATCGTGACCGCTTCGGCGGCTTTCTTCACGAGTTCTTTCGAAGGGGTATCGGCGGGTGCCGCTGCTTTCTTTCGGACGTTGACTGTCGTCATTTATGTTCCTTGTGGATTAGAGCTTGATGCGCTGTTCTGCGACGAACGAAAGCTTTTGTTTCACGGTCTTGTCGCCTTCCCAATCGCCGGCATCGTCGAGTTTGAAAATCACGCCGACGAATTGATACTGCGACACGACGCCGCTCGCTTCGGTGATGGTTTCGGTGATGGTCGACGGCGCGAGGTCGAGACCGGCGTAATAGTTCGCCTCTTCGCTCGCGAAATAGTCGTCGAGCGTCGAGTCCTGTCGTTCGACTTCGAACGAGCCGGACCAGCCATCAGGGAAGCGAAGGTGACGCGTGCGACCGTCGAGACCCTTCACCTTGACGTCGGTGATGTCGGGTTTCGCGGTGAACTTGGTAATCAGCGCGAGATTCAATTGACCGGCCGGCGTCTGGATATTCACCGAGAGGTCGCGACCGATAGTAAAGCCGTTGAGCGGCATGTTTGAGCCTCAAAGAAAAAGCCCGCGCGAGGCGGGCCGGGTTTTACTGAACGCTCGACTGGATTTGAACCGTCTGACCGCCTTGCAGGTTGATGACGAAGAACAGCACCACCGACAGGTATTTCACCTTGACGTCGGCTTGCATGTACCCGTTCGCGACTGCCGAATCAGGGTTGTTCGCCTTGTCGATCTGCACCGAGAACGGCGCTTGCGTCGGGTTGTTGACGTCGCCGATCATGTTCAGGCGCCAGAGGTTCGACAGGAACGCTTGCATCGCCGCGCGAACGTCGTTGCGCAGGTCGACAGTCTGATTCTTGCCGATGACCGTTCCGAACGCCGCCGCAAGGGTCAGAGCAAGGTAGTTGGTCATCCGCGTGTAGTTGTCGCCATCCTGCCCCGCCGTGCTCGACGCGTTGCCGCCCGTCTGCGTCGCGTAGTAGTTGCCGCCCGGCGACGGGTTGCCGATCACGTCAAGACGCGCCTGATTGATCGCGCCGATTTCCGCGCTCGTGTAGGGCAGGTTTTGCGCGGTGCGCTGCGTGCCGACGATGCCGTAGAGCGGTTTGTTCAGGCTCGATTGCTCCGGCGACAGAGCGGCTTGCTTGCCAGCCCAAAACGTTGCCGGACCGAGCAGGCGGTTTTGCTGATTCGTACCGTCGAAGTACGTGACCCAATCGCCGACGAATACCTTGACGCCGTAGCCATCGGCGCCGGCCGTGTTGAGCGCGGTCGAAACGGTCGTGTAATTCGCGCTCGGTGCGCCCTGCAAGCCGAAATAGATGCCCTCGGACAGAGAGAACGCGAGCACCGTCGACGCGGCGGTGAGGTCCGAGTGATCGACCAAGCAACCGACCTGGGCGCCAGTGCCGCGCAAGCAGTACATGCCTTTGCGCGTGCCGGCGTTGCCGTCGGCGCCGACGAGCAGCGAGTCGGTGAGCGTCGTCGTGCCGTCCGTGCCGCTCGCGAAGGTCGCAGGCGTCGTGATGTTCGGCGCGGCGGTTGCCGGGCCAGCGGTCGCGACGACGAGCTGCGACGGGCCGCGCACGTTCGATTGGCCGTTGTTGATCGCGTTGACGATGTTCGTCCACAGCGCCGCGCCAGTGCCGCCGATGTTGTCGAACACTTCGGCTTGCGTGCCCGGCAGCGAAATCGTGACCTTGAACGTGCTCGACTTCGTGCCCGCGGTGACGGCGGCGGTGATCGAGTTGCCGCGCGTGCCGGTGTAGATCGCCGTCAGGTTCGCGCCGATTGCGGGCGTTCCGTTCGTGTCCATCAGCTTGCCGGTCGCCGCGACGTCGGTGCCGTCCGTGACGCGCACGTATTGAACCGCGGTTGCGCCTTGCAGGAAGAACACGTTCATCGCGGTCGCGAGGTCGTACTTGCGAACCTGCGGAGCGCCGAGCCATTGCGTGACGTCAGCGGGCGAGCCAACGAGAACCGGCGCATTGACCGGACCCCAGGAGCCAATGCCGACCGCGCCGAGAATGTTCGACGGTACGCCGTTGATGATGAGCGGGGGCGCCTGGATAGACAGATAGACGCCAGGAGCGGAGAGGGCCGAAAAATTCAGCGAGCCAGCTTGATAAATCGGCATTATTTAGCCTCCTTCGCGACCTTCACGCATTTGTCGGCGTGACCTTCGTCGATGACCTTCTGAATTTCGGCCGCATCACTGATGCGCGTGCCGCGCTCGGTGAAGCCGAACTGATGCAGCACGACGAGTTCATAATCGAACGTCGCCGCGTCGTCTTGCTTTGCCATAGGGTTCCTAGACGGGTTTGAGAACGGCGCCGGCATCGGTCACGATGTTCAGGTCGCCGACAATGACTTGCGGAGCGTCCGAGACCTTCGTCGTCGCGTAATCGACGCGATAACGGAAGTCGCGACGAAACAGCCGCGCTTTCTCGCCGATGTCCTGCTGCGGGCTATCCATGTAGACGATTCGCGCGTTGAAGCCATCGGGCATCGCGAGAAACACAAGGTCGGCGAGATTCGGATCGATCACGTTGGCGAGCGCCGTGCGTTGCGCGGGCGTGCTGCACCAAAGCGTGATTTGGAACGCGCGATCTTGGTTCTTGATGACCTTGACCGCGGTTCCTGTGCCGCCCGTTCGAAGTGCGCCAATAGCGGCGTTCGCGGGCAGGGTGATATTTGCGCCTGCGCTTGTCGTGCCGGGATAGTCCTGCGCGATGATTGCGGCGAGCGCTGCGGCGATGCTCGCGAGCGTGTCGGTCGGCTGCACCGAGTAGGAGTAGGGCGAATTGCCGACGAACACCGCGAGGTTTTGCGCGGAGAATGGCGAGGGCAGTGCGCCGCCGACCGTGACGACACTGCCCGCCTTCGCGAGCGTGATCGTCGGTGCGAACGAGTCGCGCGGTTGCCAGCCCTGCATATAGCGCGTCGTCTTGCGCTCGATCGCGGTCGCGTAGACCGAAACCTGCGCTACGCCTTGCGCGAGATCGGAATCGAGGCTCGCTTGCGTCGGCCAGCCCGCGCCCACGCGGACATTGAAGCCGACCGCCGAAGGTTGATTCGTGCCGTTCGGATAGAGCCAGCCGGCGATTAGGCCGACGAGCACGTTTTGCACATCGGAAACGTCGCTCATGTCTGCCCCTGTTGCGCAGTAAGCCGCCAGCCCAAATCGCTAAGCTCAGCGCTCGAAATGATGTAGCGCCGCCCGAGCTCGTCGGCGATGAGGTCGCCTGATCGCAGCACGACGCCCGGCACGAACGGCAGCAGGATCGCCCACCACGCGTCACGCACATCGCCAGGCAGCGCGACACCGCCTTTTTCGCCCTTCGTGCCTTGCAGCACGCTCGCCGGCCATCCGGTCATCAGCGGCGTCTCATTCGCCGCCGTCGTGCCTTCGTAGTCGGTCACCGCGCCGAATTGCGTCTGCACTTGCGGGCGTGTGATGTTGATCGTGCGATTGCACTCGACGACGAGAATCGGGAGAAGCGGTTGTTGAGCCGCGACGAAGAACTTGCCGGTCGCGCCGATGAGGTAATCACCAACTTGCGTAACTCGACCGTCCATAACCGCAAACCACGTCGGTTTGCCGTACTTGTTCGGGCGCCGATAGGTCATGTCCTCCGCGTTGAGACTGGCGAGGAAGTTCGTTGCGACGATCTGCGCGACCGTCATATCCGCCGACGTCGGCCGGTAGAGGGTGAATGCGTTGCCGATGCGCTTCGCTACCTGCGCATAGCCCTTGTAGACCTGCGCTTGTGCTGTCGCGCCGTTCATCAGACCACCAGCGCGATAGAGCCGCCGCTACCCGATACGTCAAACGCCGGGCCGGGCGGGATGCCGAAGAATCCGCACAAGCGGCGCCGCGTCGAGTCGAACAGCGCTTCGCGGTCGCGCTGCTCGTTCTTGTTGTGCGTCCACACGGCAGCGACGTCCGTATCGAGGTTGTCGCTTGTGCCGTAGATGGCCGTTTCCAGCGCGCTCAATTGCGTGAGGTAGTTGGTTACAACCGCCTCTTCCGCGTCCTGCATGTTCGACATGCGGAATTCGAGCGTGCCGTACTGCTGAAAGAATCGATACCCGAACGCCTGAACGGGTTGCCCGCCGTAGAGCGGATAACCGCAGAAGCGTCGAACATCGACCCGTTGAGCGTCGGTGAGCATTAGCCCTGTTCCCCGTTGATGCCGAGCAAGCGCGCGCCGCGCTCGATAAGCAATTTGATTTCAGCCTTCGCCGTCACAACCTCGCCCGCGAGCCATGCCTGAAGGTCGCCGGCTTCGTCATAGAAGCCATGCGGCGCGGCAAGCGTCACAGAGTCGGGGAGCGGAGCGGTTTTTGCAGCCTTGGCGGGCTTCGTGACCTTCGGTGCGTCTGTCGGTGCATCCGAGGTCACGAGAGCCGCTTGCGCGCCTTCTGGCGCAGTTGCGTCACTCATGATTTCCTCGTGAAAAGGGGCGCGCCGGATTTGCCGGAAAACGCGCCCCATGCCCGATTAGGCCGATTCGATCACGACAGCGCGCTTGAAGTAGCTGTTCGTCGCGGTCGGGATGATGTTTTGGTTCGCCGTGATGTCGGTCGGAACAGCGAAGCCACCGATCCAGTACCACGATTGAGCGATGATTTGCTTCAGGCGGTCGAGCGGTTCACGCGTGACCATTGCAACGCCGTCGATCATCTCGATCAGACCTTCCTCGATGCCGATGTCGCTATGCGCAATCGCCTCGTAATCGCCCTCAATCAGCGCGCCTTGGCCGCACATGATGCCGCGATGCACGTTGACCGCGCCGAGCGTTTGCTGCGGCGATTCGACGGTCGGGATGATGCGCAGGCCCATCAGTTCCATCACTTGGCCGGTCTGATACGCTTGCGAGCCGTACTGACCTTGATAGAGCAGTTTGAAATCCGCATCCTTGAACAGACCCTTCAACTGCGCGTTGTCCGCGTAGAAGTTGTACAGACCGCCGACGGTCGGCACGCGGTTGTTGCGCAGCACGGTCACGCCCGCGAGCAGGTCTTGCATCGTGAGCAGGTCGCCCGCGACGATTGCCGAGGTCGAGAGACGGCCGTTCGGACGGAGAACCGAAGCGGCATTCGCGGCGATGACCGAATTGCCGGCCGTGCCGTCAGCGGTCGAGACGTTGCCCGAGAACGTCAACGTACCCGAAACGCCGTTCGGAGCGGTCGAGACGTTCGAGCCGTCGACGGCGACGCCGGTCAGCGTGTAGCTGTTGCCGTTCGCGAAAACGACGTTCAGCGTGTTCGTGCCGGAAACCGGGACGAGAACGCCGTTCACGCTCACATACTGGAAGCCGCGCACGTCGTCGACTGCGACGGTCGTTGCCGGCGCGCCGAGGGTCGTGCGAACGCGGGTGTTACCCGACAGGTATGCGCCGAACAGCTTGTTACGCGCGAGGCGGTCGAGCGATTGCATCGCTTGGACGCCGTTCACATGCGCGTTTTGCAGGAACTGCGACGCGATGCCGACGCGAGTCGTCACCATGTTAAGGTCCATCGTGTCGCCGTACATATCGATGCCGAGCGTGTACTGCTCGATCGTCCAGCCCGACGGCGTGAGACCGTTGTCGAGGTTCGTGTTGCCGGCCGGCGAGAGCGGAGCCGTAACCGGAGCCTTCAGGCCGCGGCGCGTCTTCGTGATCGTTTCACCGACCGCATTCGCGAACTTCTCGCGGTCAGCGACAGCGCGATACGTGATTTGCGATTCCAAGCCGCCTTGAAACTCGCGCGCCAGGAAACCTTGTTGGATTGCCGGTTGGAGAGCGGCGGGGAAATTGCTGATCGGCATGTGATGCGTTCCTTAAAAGCAAAAAGCCCGCGCAATGGCGGGCTTCGGTTTAGGTGTGTACTGCTCTGTGTCGGGCGGGACTTAGCGCGCTGCCTTCAGGAAAGCGGCCTTTGCTGCCTCGTAATCCTTCGATTCGACCTTGCGAACGTCGACCGGCTTCGGGTCGCCAGCGGGCGGCGGCTTTTGCGTGCTCGATGTGCTCGTCGTGCCGAAGAGATAGGGCTTTGCCTTCTTCGCGGCTTCGAACAGTTCATCAGCGCCGATCACGTCGCCGTTCTCGTCGAGCTTCACGCCGGAGAGGTCGAGCACCTTGAGCGCGTCGTTCACGTCGACAACGCCGTGTTTCGCGGCGACGGCTTTGAGTTCGGCGCGCAGCACGCGATCGTTCGCGGCTTTTTCAGCGGCGGTGAGCGCGTCTTTCGTGCCGGCTTCGAGTTCGGCGATTCGCGCTTGCGCGGTTGCAAGTGCGGTGTCTTTTTCTGCCGCCTTCAGGCGGTAGGATTTCGCCTCATCGCGCAGTTCGCTCACGTACTCGCGGGAGAACGATTCTTTCGGCGCTGGCGGTGCGGGCGGCGTCGAGTTGCCGCCAGTGTCGCCGTCGTTGTTGCGGAACTGAAAGAGGCCGGAAAAGCCGAGAATGACGCGAAGGAGATTCGAGATACGCATGTGGTTTGCTCCGATTAGTTGAGGGATTCAGCAAGGGCTTGCGCATCGGCGCCAGCCGCGCCCGCGAGAACCTGCGAGTCGTGATCGCTCATGTTGATGTGCAGCCCGAGCACGAGCGCGTCGTTCACGTCGCGGTGTCGATCAAAGCCGGATCGAAAAAGCGCAACCGGCCCCTCCTGAGAGGTGATGACGACAGCCGCGGATCGCGCGCCAATCGAAGCAACCAGCGCATCAACTAGCCGTTGGATTTCGTCGAAGTCTTGTGTGAGAGGCATCTGCCCGCCCTAAAAATGAAAAAAGCCCGCATCGAGCGGGCCGGTTCGGTTTTGCGCATCAGGCGCGGACTACTCAAACATATCGGGCGTGACGATGGTGCGCGCCACTTGCCCGAATCGTGCGTGATAGGTGATTGCGACAGCCGCACGTTCAGACAGCCATCCGCCGCGCGCCGCATACGCATCACGCGCTGCGATCGTCGGGTGTTGGATGACCGTCATGCCGCTGTGCTCTTTCTCTTCGACGTGATGCCTGTGACCCGTATGCGCGTATCTGCGTGTTGTTGCGCCCCAGACCTTCGGGAATTGAGCAGCGAAAAGCATCGGCAGGTCGCTGTTCTTCCGCATGTGGCCGTGATGGAACGCAATCAGCGTTTCGCCATGCTGATGCACGTAATACGGCAATTCGGACTCGATGACGATTACGCGCGGCTCGTTCTCATACAGCGCCTTGAACATCGCGCGCAACCAGATGCTTGATGCGAGGTCGTGATTGCCTTCCGCCATCAGCACGACGACTTGCTCATGACGCTCTAGCGCGAAATCGACAATGCGGCGGAGCACGCGGATCGCGGCGCCGACGATCTTTGAGAATCGCCCGTCTTGATCCAGAATGTGACCGTGCGTAGGCGTCACAGGAAGCATGCCGTCGCTGTGCAGGAAGTCGCCTAGCTGCGCGATCAACCCGGTCTTTGCGGCCGGAGCCGAATTGACCATGTGCAGGAACGCCGATACCAGCGTTCGCTCGGCGATTTTGATGTCCCAGTTCGCGTCAAGCGTCTCCTTCGCGGATGCGAGCATTCCGACGTGGCAATCGGTCAGCGTGTAGACGTTGCACAGGTCGGGCTTCGTGTCGCGCGGCTCTGCGATCGGGTCGACGCGCGGCAACTCTTTCGCCATCGCGTCGAACGCCTCGCGGATAATCGCCGCTTGGCGCTCGTTGTCGACCGCGCTTTTCACCCATTGGGCGCGCGGCTTGCCCTCCGCATCGAAGTACGTCGAGACGCCCTTCACGAGATACCCGTCGGGGACCGTGCGAGTCATCGCATGATCCGGCGAGTATCCCGACCGCGCCGCGCGCTTCTTCAGCGCGAGCATTGAATTGCTGATGGTGCCGCGACTGACGCCGAGCGCAGCAGCCGCTTTGCGTTCGGAGCCGTACTTGTCGACGGCTTCGATAAACTCGATTTGCCGCGGCGTCGCCCACTCGGTTAGACGTTTATCGCTCAATCAGCCTCCGTTAGTCGCCGGTGTTGTCCGGTGCCGGTTTGAGTTGCTTCGCCTTCGCGACTTCTGCGGCGTCCGCTTCTGCGGATTCCTTCGCGATGCGCGCAAGCTCGCCCGGCAGGTCTTCGACGTCGTATTGCTCGATGAGCGATGCGGTCGCCGTCTCTTTCGAGAGCATGTTTCCTTGCGTGAGCGCCGTCAGCGCGTTCGCCTCGTTGAGCTTGTCGCTCCATGTCGGCGCGTACCAGGCGGGCCACTTCAGCGCGAAAGGCTTTTCGGTGGCGATCGGCGCGATCTTTTGCCCTTCCGAGTCGACGAGTTGCGCTTTCTGCGACGCCTTCGCGATCATGCGATAGAGTTGCAGCAAGCCCTTCTCGCCGTAGGAGATGCGCAGTTTGTCGGCAAGCCAGATAAGCGCCTGATTCATCAACTCCATTGCGCGCCCTGACTGAGCCGCAGCGATCTTGTCGGCGTCCGCCTTGTTGCCGTGGATCGATTCGAGCGCCACTTGCCGCGCGAGCCGCACGTATTCGAGCAGCGCATTCGTGCCGTCGCCGCTCATTTCGAGCAGTTTCGCGTCGCCGTCAGCGCCGACCGTGATCGCGTTGCCCGCGCCCTTCGTGAGCGTGCCGCCTTGCCCGGTCGCCGGCTCTTTGATGAGCAGCGTCGGGTCGCTCTGATACTTCAGCGCGCGCCCGCCTTGCGAGAGCAGATAATCAATCTCGATGTTCGTGTCGATCGCCTTCGCGAACGTGCATTTGCCGTCGATGTCGTCGCCGCCCGGCAGGTTCTTCATCCAAACGAGCGGGACGAATCCGAGCTTGTGCGATACGCTGCGCTTGTCGTCGCGCGTCATCGTCTCCGGGTCGTTGTCTTTCGACACCGGCATCGGCTGAAACCACGATTCCGCGCTCGCATCCCACTCGCGGCGAAACCAGTGATCCTGCGCGAGCATGTCGTCGGCGATCGGATAGCCGAGCGCCTTGAGCGCGCGACCCTTCGTTTTGTACAGTTCGATGACCTTCGCCAGCGTGTCGGGCGCGTCGTCTTGCCAAACCGGGGTAAGGAACTGCGTGTTCATCACGGAGAAGAACAGGCGATTCTTCAGCACGCGCAGCAGCACCGCAGCCGATCCGACTGAGCCGCGCGTTGCGGCGTCGATCATTACCTCGTTCAGATAGCAGTCTTTCGCGATGCGCTCCAGACCTTCGGCGGCGTCCGCGTTCTCGCTCGTGACGGTCGGGAAGTGCTCTTCGGAGAACAGCAGGCCGACCGAATCATCGACGACTTCGGAGCACAGCGCGAAACGCACAGACGGGCGGCGCTCGCGCAGCGGTATGTATTCGTCGGCGTCCGATTTCTCGGTGTGGAACGAGTGGGGCAGCACGTCGTATTGCGCGCCGTCGAGAACAGCCGTTAAGCAGCCGACTGTGTGCGCGCGGTCTGGAAGGTCGTTATCCTTCGGGTGTTTGTCGCGGAGCGTTTTCCACATTCAATGAATCCGGTATTTGGTGAGGTGCGTTGAGCCGATCAGCCCGCCGTCGGGTTTGCGAGTGAGCACCGCGGAAACCGTGTCGACGTCCGCCTCTTCGAACATGGCTTCGATGTTTGCCTGCGCGTATTCAGGCGCGATGTCATGCAGTGCATGCAGCGTCGAGAACGGTTGAACTTTCATGTGCAGCCTCGATGCGCTTGCGCGCGATTTCGAAATAGCCGGGATCACGCTCGATGCCGATGAAATTGCGGCCGGTGTTGGCGCAGGCGACGCCACACGTACCCGACCCCATGCAGTTATCGAGCACCGTGTCGGCTTCGTTCGTGTATGTGCGAATCAGGTACTCCATGAGCGCGACGGGCTTTTGCGTGGGGTGGACGGTCTTGCCTTCCGAGGCGATGCCAATAATCGAGCGCGGATAATTCTCGAATTCCTGCAGCGAATCCTTATCCGACTTGCCGTAATTGCCGCCGTTGTCGCCGCCCCTGCGAATAGTCGGAACCGCCTTTCTAACCAACCCCTGCGGGTTGTATGTCGGCTGCTTTTCGTAGAACACGAGCACGTTTTCGTGCGTCTTCATCGGCTGCAGCTTCGCGTTTAGATGCCCCGTTGCGCGCGTCTTGTGCCAAATCCACTCATAGCGCAGCATCCCGAGATTCGATGCGCCAAGCACCTTGTCGAATGGAGGCTGCGCCGTAAGGACTATCGCGCCGCGGCAAATCCGCTTGTAGTGCGCCCATAGCGGCGCGAACGGAATCACCGAATCCCACTTGTTCTGAGTCGTGCCGTAGGGCAAATCGCACAGGATCAGATCGACCGACGCCGGGGCGAGCGTCGCCATCACCTCTAGGCAATCGCCGAGGCGCAAATCGTGATGCATGGGGTTCCTATCGGTGAATGTGATCGGATTGGATGCGTTTGGCCGGGATATGGACGAATTTCGTGAACAGGTAATAGCCGATCGCGTCGGGAACGTGATCGAAGCCGAGTTCCTTGTCCGGGTCGTTCGTGCCTTCCTTGTAGACAAGCTGTTCGAGGCACTTGACCGTCTCTTTGCACGACGGGTCGACGAAGTAGTGACGTTTGCCGTCTGCCGACTTGATGCGCCCGTTGACGTAGTTGATCCGGTCGCGCACCAGCGGGTGAGCGTCCATCGCGATGACCTTGAAGCCATACGAGCGAAGTATCGAAATATCCGTTTTGCCCTGCGCGCTCGTCTTGCGTTGTGCGCCGGCCGGGTCCGGATAGATCGTGATGTGATCGAGCTTCGGTTGCGTCGGGTCGAACGACGGAAGACCGTAGGCATCGCGCAGCACGCCCGCCATTTCGTCGGTGTTCGACGTCGGAATGACGTGCTCGGCGATGCACCAGATTTCGCCGTTCGCTTGCTCCTGATGCACGACCGCTGACATTGGGTTGACGTTAAAATCCATTCCGATGTGCAGCGGCAGCGCCGGGTTATATGCGCAGGGCTTGACCGACTCGCGCCGATGGAAGTCGTAATAGACGCGCCCGGAATAGTTCTCGAACGAGCCTTCGTATTCCTGGCGGAACGTGCGCGGGTCTAGCGTGCGCCGAGCGGCCTCGACTTCTTCGGGCGGGACGTTGCCGCCTTGCACCGACGTATAGAGCCATGACTTGTGATCAGGCTCGCCGCCTTCCTGCCCGGCAACCCATGAGTCATAGCAATGGTTGAAGCCCTTCGGCGTGCCGATGCGCAAGCAATGGCCGCCGACATACTTCACGCCGTCGATTTCGTATTTGCACGTCGAGAGCATCGGGCGCAGAACTTCCTTCCACGCCTCATAGGGGCAATCCGCCCATTCGTCGACGAGCGCGAAGAACAGGCCGGAGCCGCGCAGGTTGTCGTATTCGTTCAGCCCGACAATCCGGATGATGTGGCCGGTCTTGAGCAGGATGAAACATTCCGACTCGTTCGGCTTGCTGTCCATCCATGCGCGCGGTATAGCTCGCTTCAGCCGGCGCCAGAACACGCGCTTGGCCTGCTTGAACGTCGGCGCGGCGTACCAGATTTCGTCGTCGGGGCTAACCTTCCAGCGTGCCGCCAGTTGAGCCGCGCGCCGCATCTCTTTTGCGCCGAGGAACGTCTTGCCGAAGCGTCGGCCGCACACGGCATCGCGGAAGCGGGCTTTCGGTTGCCATCCCCACGCGTAAATGTTCGCTTGCTTCGCCGTAAGCTGGATCGACTCGAATACGCTCGTCGGTCCCGTTGGTCGTTTCGCCATGTCAGAGAATCGGCTTTTCGGGGATCGGCTCATCCGGAGAGATGAATGTGTCCGTCGCGGTCATATCGCTGTCGTCGCCGCCGCTAGAGTCGCGCAGCATGTCCGCGCGCGTCTTTTCTAGCGACTCGATGCGCCGCGCCAGGCGTTCGACGTGCTCGCCGTAGTCGACGCGTTTGCGCACCGTCTCGTCGCCCGGCCCAAACTCCGACGCCTCGCGGTCGTGCTTCTGAATGACTTCGAGGCCGTGTTTCGGGTCGTCTTTCCACGCCTTAGCTTCAGCATCGAGCGCGCGCTGCATCCGGAAGCGGAGCAGGGTGATTTCGTCGTCGAGCGATCCGAGCCGCGCGCTCACGTCGTCGAAATCCGCCTTTTCCTCGTCGGTGAGGTGCCGGCCGTAGATGCCGTGTTTCTTCGCGTTCTGATTGCCTTCCGGCGCTCCGTCCGACAGCCCGCCATGCACGCGGCAGACTTCCTTACCCGGAACCGCCTTTGCTGCGCACTGCGCGCCAGTGGAGCGCGCGAACGCTTTGCATTGCACGCGCTGCATTGAAATCTCCTGTTGACATACGCTCTCCTTCGGGTAGTATTTCAGGTCAGCACAACCCGAAAGAGAGAGCACGAATGAAAGATAAATCGAAGCCGGCCGCGATTGAGCGACCGACGCGCACCGTGTACGTGAACCTGTTCGCGAACGGTCACGCCGACTGGTTCGACACCGAAGCCGAAGCCCGCGCGGGATTGAACGCTCGCGCGCTGAAAATTGCTGTGCCGGTTACTTACGAGGTGTGAGCGTGACTGACGACGAAATCCTGATCCTGTGGCAAGACTTGAACAACGCGTTTATGCGCCGCGGGGCAGACCGCGATACGCCGGTGATCGTGCAATTCGCCCGCGCCCTTCTCTCCGCGAGCATCGCCGACACAGCGGGGGCACTGAGCGCAGAGCAAGAGCGGGAGCAGTTTGAAGCTGATTACGCGACCGTATGGAATGCGGCATTGAAAAACAATGGATGGAACGGAGACCACGTAGCCGGTGATGTGAAAGACCTGCGCGAAGGCGATACCTATGGCGAAGGGCGCGATTACCTAAACGCGCGATGGGAAGGCTGGCAAGCCCGCGCCGCTTTGAATGCCCCCGCGAGTCAGGAGCGTGCGGACGCCGACACAGCATGGCAAGTCACGATAGATAGCCGCGACCTGTTCGACAAGCTGCGAGCTTGCTGGCGCGACGGACAAAGCTATGGGGCGTCTTCTGAACAGGCAAGCTGGTCAATGGCGACAGATTACGCCGTGAAGGCAATAGAGTTCTTGAAAATCGCCACTCCCGCGAGTTCGGTAGCCGATGGCGGAAAGGGTGAGGCGGCACTCAAGCTGGAAGGGGAATTGGCTGTAGCTATGAGCATTATCGAGGCGATGCGCTCTGAACTAAACGCCCCGCAAGCCGAGTGCGCACCGCAACAGACAGACGCCGAAGCACTCTACGAAGCATGGCAAAACACGCTCAAGCATGTTGAAACGCAGCCGGGCAGCCCGAATTTTGACGGCGCAGAAGCTTACGAAGCGCATTTGAATGCCGAGTGCGCACCGCGTGAGGCGCAGCCGGTGGCGTGCCCTCACTGTTGGGAAGTCGATTGCTTGACCTGCGGCACAGACGCCGCCCCTACGCCTGAGCGTGCGGACGCCGCCCCTCTCGCCCAGTCCGCAGAGCAAGACAGGATTGATGCGGAGCGGTATCGCTTCCTCCGCGACAAGATGCGCTTTTCCTCGCCTCCCGGCGATATTCCGACCATGACGCTGAGCGCTCCGCTCGAAGCGCCGACGCATGACACGCATAAGGATTGGATCAGCGATCGCTTTGATGCCAGCGTGGACCGCACCATCGACGCCGCCATCGCGTCGCAATCCAAGGAGCCGCGAAGCTAACCCTGCCGGCGTTGCGCCAGCGTCCGCTCGCTGAAGAACACCATCTTCTCCGCGTCGTACACCGCATCGCCGCCGCGCTTCTTCTTCCCCAGGGTGCGCTCTGCGCAGCTACGCCAGAGCGCCTTGAACACGTTCCCTTCTGCGAACGTCATGCCGAGAGCTTCGATGATGTCGTTGCACTCGGCGTCATATTGGGCGCCGCCGCTCGTCGGGTTCACGACAGCCACGCGGTAATAGTTCACCGATCCGCCGGTGTGCTCGCCATCCTGCGCGATGTCGGTCATCCTGGTTTCTCCTGAGCAAATCACAGCGAAAATAGTTGTTGACTGTTCGAATCTCTGGGCGGTATGATTCATCCCATGCGCTGAACGACGCGCACCAACCGGAGAGAGCAAAATGTTCAAGTATACGATCACGTTTCAGCGCGAAAACGGCACGGCGTTCAAGGTTGCGTATCGCGCAGGCAGCAAGAAAGAAGCGATCTTTTTCTGCTCGAACGAGCTTGCCAAGTGCGGCGAAATCAATCTGCGCGTCATCAGCACGATCGAACACGCTCTGATCTAAGCGAGCCATCCATGAACAATTTCGAACTGAACACGATCGAGCAAGCCGCCGCGATGATTGCCCGCCTGAACGCTTTCATCCTCGCGAACGGCCTGACGATGGAGAACGCAGCGCTGACCGGCGAGGCCGAAGCCCGCGCCAAGACGCTCAGCATCATCGCCAAAGTGCATCGCGAGACGGCCTGATGCGCTACCTAAACAAACCGGAGCCGATAATATGACCCGCCTCGCGTACTATCGCCACCTGAGAGCGCAGGGCTTCGCGGCCCTTGACGCGTATCGATACATCAAGCATTGGCGCTAGAATGACGCATCGCCCGCACGCGCGGGCTTTTCCACGTCGACGCCATGAAAAAGACCATCACCGCAGTGCTCGCAGTCGCCTCGCTCAGCGCTCACGCCTACACAATCGGGCCGCCCGACGAGAAATGTCCTGATGGCGTCATTTGGTCCGATGGCATGCGCACATGTCGCGACCTCAAGGAAGAGAAGCAACGCGCGGCAATCTCAGCCGGCAATGAGCGCTACGCCTCAAAGCGTATCCAGAGCATTCCGGGAATCTGCGTCGGAGACGATTGCAACCGCATCTACAAGATTCAGCACTGGGACGCGCGAACCGGGCAAATGCTGAACTAGAGCTGCGCCATCGCCACCGGATCGCAGCACACCGCGCCGAGCGCCTTCCAGTGATCGCACCAGAAGCAACGGACCTCGCGCGCGTCTTGGGGCTGATTCTCGTGCGCGCGCGGGTAGTTAGTGACTCGGTAGCGAATCGCTTCACGCAGCTCGTCGTTCATCCGTCCCACCCTTCATTTTGTCTCAGCGCGTCATTCACGAGCAGAACCCGCCTAGCCCTGTCGGGCATCCCTGCTGCGTGCAGACATAGCCCATCACGCCATTCAGCACGATTCCGCACTTGCCGCACTTGTTCATATCCCATCCGATCTGCGGTCCGGGCGTCGGAACCTGCTTTGCGAGGCGCCGCACATCTTCCCGCAGCGCCTTTACCTCGCGCATTACGTCATCGAGCGTAACGGGTTCGCGCAGTAGCACCTCGTCTCGCTTTTCGTCGGCACAAAACGTAGCTAGCGCCCCGCGCAATTGCTCTTGCTGCGCCGGAGTCAGGTCAGGCTTCGGCGTTCCATCCGCGTTGAAGCAGTAGAAACCGCCCTCGCAGCCGATTGACGCGCAGCCGCCAGGCTTGCACTTGCCCTCGATCATCCAAACCTCGCAACACGCATGAACAGAATGTGCGCGTAGTCGCGCATGTGGCCGATCTGCCGGTCGAGCAGGAAACGATCGGTGTCGGGCAGGGCGCGGTATGCGTCGCTTCGCAGGAACGCGCAGAGCTTGCCGATACGCTCGTCGAGTTCGGCTTTCTCGTCGATCACGCGTTGTTGCCAGTCGGGGCGAACGGGGAAGAGCGGCATGTATTCGCGCTCGTAATCGTCCACGCTCCGCGCGATCGGCTCGACCAGGAGCATCATTCCGGCTTCGTCTATCATCTCTTTCCCCGAACAGTGGAAATTGTTATTGGCTGTTAAGTTTGAGGGAGGCCGGGGACTCGAACCCCGATTCGCGTTTGAGCTTCACCTGTGGCTCGTTACCGCTTCCCCGCTAGCGCTAGCATCGCGCGGGAACCCAGAAGTCAGCCCCTCCCGAAACCGCTCACCTTGTCGAGCACATCGCCGCCCACCGATCTAGCTCGATCGACCAGAGCCACGCCGCGCGAGCGTAGGCGTTCGCCCACATTCCGAAGCATTCGAATGCGTCAGTCACGAACATGGGTGCTCCTGTAGGGGTGCGCGCTACCGGCCCGTATGTGTTGCCGGGTGCCTGCCCTGACCGGCAGCGCGCGAAAGGGTTACGCAGGCTTGCGCGCCCGTTTCCGCTCTTCACGGAGCACGTGATCGAGCGTCGGCGCCGTGCCGTTGACGTCGAGCCATCGAATCGTGAACTCGCGCTGCTCGACTTCCTCCATTTGCACGAAAGCGCCATCGATCGGCAGCGCGCCGAACGACATCACAGGATGGCGCCGGAAATAGCGGGTGACTTTGCCGCGCCGATCAGGGAGCTGAGCGACAAGCGTTTGCCACATACCCGCATCGGTTTCAGTGTCTACAGCCGCGCGCATGCCCGCATCGAATGCGTCGAGAACGATTTGCTGAATATCGACCCGATACGGATCGCCAACACGTGCAATCGCATCGAATGCAGCGCGAACCGCTTCGTATCGCTCGCGCTGACTCATTTCGCGACCTTCACCCGACGCTTGCGCTGCGCCGCTCGACGCTCGCGCGATGCGTCTTTCTCTGCCTGCGTGATCGTGCGAGCTGTGACGACGGGGGAGATGTAGCGGATTGTCATTGGATTCCTTTTTAGGTTGCGGGTGCAGTGAGGCCGCGCCACTTGTCACGCTGATGCGCCGATCGAATGTCTCGCCAGTCAAAAGCGCGCTCAGGCGTTTCCGCCGCGTACCCCCAGCACGCGCCATTCCAAAACTGGAACCACTTACGGCCGAACGCAGGCGCAGTCTCATAAACCCCGGCGTGCACCGGATTAACATTGCCCGGATACCAGGCCGTCATTTTTGCTTTTCTCATCCATCTCTCCCTAGGTAGGGGCAAAGCGCCGAGCGGTGCGCGACCTTATCGCCATCGCTGGTAGGCGGAACGGTCAAGCCGTCACCCGCGCATTCACGCTCGACGCCTCGCCCCATGATCAGCCAAGCAGCTGCACGACCGTCGACGCAAGACCGACAGCGACGCCGATCCAGAGCGTGCCGAGCACCATGCCGATGACGAATTCTTTCGCGGCGCTCATTCGGTCACCCGAACGACTTCGCCCGGCTTTTTCGCCTCGCGTTTGTGCGGAGCTTCGCGCTTCAAATCCTTCTCGGAATAGCCCGGCTTGCGGTCGGGATCGTCGGCTTCAGGCTCTTCGAAAGCCCCGCCCGGACAGATGCCGACAAGGATCGGAAGGGCGATGCGACCCGCTGAGCCGAGCGAATCGGCAACGTCCTCAGGGTCGAGCGTTCCCGCGATGACCTGGCGTATCAGACCTTCCATCGCCTCGCGGTAGTTCGGATTCTCTGCCGCCCATGCCGGCGCGACTTGCCGCCCCGTATCTGCCTGCCATTGGCGCACTACCTCGTGGGTGATTTGCGCGTAGATGCGTTCTTGTCTCACCTGATACCCCGTATCGTCGTTAGATGCAGTGCGTGGCCGAACGGGACCGGCCCCGTCGTTTCATATCCCGCGTACTGTAGGACAAATCTTACCATACCTTCAGGGGATTGAAACGCCGAAAAGAGAGCGTAAAGCATCGGTTTTACCCCTATCGGATAAACAGCGAAGATATTTGTTGACTGTTACGCTACCTTGCGGATATGCTTCACCCATACACCAACACCGCGAAGGGGACCGAAATGCTGCGCTACCATGACGAACTGGACTACGCCGACAACTACGACGAGGAAGAGATGACAGACGAGGAACGCCGCGCAGCTCGTGACGAGCGCGACGCGGATCGATACTTTGCCCGGATGGACGAATGAATGAATAGACCGCAACTTGCAGCGCTGCCTAAGCACCTGCTCGTCGAGCTTTACCGGCGAGTGATCGGTGCGCCGGGCGACTATGCCCGAAACCCGAAGTCGTTCTACCTAAAGGCGCTCGACGCCAGGGAGGGAACCGAACTTGCCAACATACTAGCGACCATCGAGCGCAAGCCGCGAAAGATTCAGCGGCGGACGATCGAGAAGCGGAACGCACTAGAGAATGCGAAAGAGTTTCGCGCAATCTGTAAAGCGCTCGTCGATTGGGGCGATGACCTTGCGGACAATCGCGAAGCACTGCGCAAGCTTCAGGCGCGCGCGCGTGTAGCACTGGAATGAGGTTCGGTGTGCCCGGTTGCGAGGTTCCGGGCTTCCGACTGATTGGCATTGGATCATGGGTGGCAACCCGATCCGCCGCGCCGCTCCGTTGAGCGGCTTTTCGTTTTACGTCAGAGATTCGCGCGGTCGCGCATGTATCGCACCGGCCATCGGGGAATGGTTGCGGCACTGGCCTTACCTTCGGGTTTCGCGCCTCACCGCCCGTAGCGGCTGGGAAGGGCGCCGGATAAGCGGCTTCGATGCGTTGCGCATCAGACAAGGCGCGAAACCCGAAGGAGCCAGTTACGCCGGCTAGTCGGCCCGATTTGAACTCGGGACTTGTGTTTTCGAGCAGGAAAAAGAAAGGGCGCCGAGGTTTGACCCAGGGCGCCCTTGAAGCACTGCTACGGAGAGTTCTTGCGGATTACTTCAACATGACAGAATTGTAGTTTAGCTATTCACACCTGTCAATACCCTAAAGAGACGAAACATATCGAAATTTAGTGTGTTGCGTTCATGCAACGCAAAAACTCCATCCGCTCGCTGTGATTCAACATCGAGAGGGCTATCAAAAACTCATCTTCGCTCACCACCGAGGGCGCGACGATCTGAGCGCCTTCGTTTGCCAGAGTAGGGACTGCAATGCTTTGTTCGCTCAACATTTTCTTTTGATCCTAGGGGTGTCAGATCGGCAGTCACAGCACCGACAGGGACCGATCTTACGCCCACGGCAAACGTTGGACAAGAGCATTCTTCAGCAATTTATTACATCTCAATTCAACAACACGCAACAATTTCCGATCGCTTTATGGTAGTTGTAACTGGTAACAACTACCGGAGTTCTGTTACGTCTTAAATTTGCTCGACATGGCCTTTAGCAGAGCCGTCTGCGCTCGGATCGGGTCATTTCGGTAGAGCTGAATCGCCGTCTCTAAGAACGCCAGTTCGTCGGCGTCGGTCGGCTCTGGCGGCTCTGCGGCGACATGCGCGGGCTGCGCCTGCTCAGCGCGCTCGTTCTTCTCGTGCTCTCGATCCATCCAGCCGTCGGACAGCTTGAACGCCTGCTCGATCTTGCGCGCGGTCGTTCGGCCGATGCCTTTGTACTTGGTATTGATGTGTGACATGTACGCCTCGCGCACTCCGACCCTCTCGCCGAAGAGCTTCAACATACCTTTCTCTGGCGCACCTGGATCGTCTCTCCGAACTACCTCTTTGAATTGCTCAAAAAGGTGTTTGAAGTTGCGGTAACGAATCTCTGAAATGTCCATTTTTGGTCCGGTAGGCAGTGTAATTTTGGGTTCTGTGCCGCTTTGATACGGAACCATACCACGGTGATACGAAGCGCTGCAATAGAAACCCCACACTAAATAGACGCGTTTTGTCTGAATCTTATGATATGACATCTCTTTTTGTGCTTGCATCACACCTCAGAGGTGGCTATACTACCCTAATCGAATAAACATAGAGAGGGAATGGTATGCGATCCAAGGCAGATGGAAACATGTTCGGCTATCCGTTTTTCATGGAAGATGAAATGCGAGCACTGCCGCCGATTCCCGCTCAACAGGTATGGAAGCAGATCGGCCACGAAGCCATGCGCGACCTGTGCGAACAAGCCGACGTAAGTTACCCGGTTTTTTCGCTCGTGCGGATCGGCAACAAGAATCTGTCATATGCCGCCGCCCGTCGTCTTCAGAATGTGACGTACATGGCTCTCGGAATCGTCATCAACCTCGACACGCTCTGTGGCGCGGTCGCATACCGAGAGAATGAAGAGGAACTCGACAAGCGCGCATTCGAGGCGGCGAAGGTGCCGGCGTGAAGCGACCATCATTCCAATTCTATCCGGGCGACTGGCTGAACGATTCAGCCCTGCGCATGGTGTCGGTCGGCGCTCGCGGCTTGTGGATCGATATGCTTTGCCACATGCACCAAGGTTCGCCTTATGGTTTTCTGAAGGTTAATGGCAAGGTTATCCTTCCAGCCAACCTTGCGCGCATGACAGGGGCAACCTTGCAGGAGGTCGAAGGTTATATCGAGGAACTGGAAAGCGCCGGCGTGTTCATGCGCGATGATGAGGGGTGCATCTACTCAAAGCGCATGATTCGCGACGAGGAAATACGCCAGAGCCGTGCTGCGGGCGGTTCCAAGGGCGGAAACCCGGCGCTTTTGGCGAAGAAAACAGGGCCGCAGAAGGATAACCTTCCTGCCAACCTTCAGCCAACCCCTTCATCTTCATCTTCATCTTCATCTTCATCTTCAGAGGAAGAGAAAAGCGCGCGCTCTTCGAGCGCTCGCGCTGCGCGCTTCGACGCTCTCGCATGGCTCACAGAGCGCGGAGTCGATGATCAGCTTGCAAGCGATTGGCTTGTGGTCCGCAAGCAGGGAAAGGGCGCGAACACGGTCACGGCGTTCGAGGCGCAGGCGCAAGCAGCAGAAAAAGCCGGCATTAGCCTTAGCGACGCCGTTCGTTTCTGCGTGACGCAGCCTAGGCCGTGGGTCGGCTTCAATGCGGACTGGTACGCCGAGCGCACAGGGCGCCAGCAGCAGAGCGCGCTCGACCTTGCGCAGCAGGTTCAGCGCACCGCAGGGCCGCGCAATCCGGGCGGGTACGTGAGCAAGCAGGAACAACTCGAACGCAATAACCGCGCGGTTGTCGAGCGATTCGCGGCGCGCATAAAGGCTGAAGAGGCCGAAAAGGGGAACAGCGATGAAACAGAATGACCAACTTCGTCTCGCCGCAGTGCTGGCCGATGTTCACGCCTTCTATCGCCAGGATTTTTCGGACTTCGCCCTGAACGTGTGGACAATGGCGATGGAGCCGTTCGACATTGCCGCGGTCGAACGCGCGCTCGGACAGCACGCCATGAACCCCGATTCCGGGCAGTGGTGCCCGAAGCCCGCCGACGTCGTGAAAATGCTGCAAGGCTCGACGAAGGATTCCGCCAACAGCGCATGGTCGTCGGTCGATTACGCGATCCGCACGCGTGGCGATCAGTATTCGGTCGTGTTCGACGATCCGCTGATTCACCGCGTCGTCGAGGATATGGGGGGCTGGATCAAACTGTGCCGCACCGACTCCGAGCAGTACCCGTTCACGCAAAACGAGTTCGTGAACCGTTACCGCGGCTACAAGATGCGCGGGGAAGTGCCGCCGTACCCGTCGAAACTCATCGGCACGCCGGAGGATTACAACGCGCGCCAGGGCTACCCGGTTCAGCCCCCTTTGCTGATCGGCGACCCGAAGAAGGCGCAACTCGTGCTGCAAAACGGCTCGAACACGCCGCGCATCGCATTCACCGAGGCGACCAAATTTTTGCCCGCAAATGCTACCCCGACGAGAGCATTTGCGTTAAAATCACCTGAGGATATTCCAACCGCATAGGCCAGAAATGACCGCATCGACCAGCATAGAAGCACTCGACGAGCACCGCGCCGAAGGAAAAGCCGACCGCCAGCGCATCGCCGTCGAGCGCTTCTTGCGGACGATCTACCCGGCCGGCGTCACGCGCAACGCCATATCCCGCGCGCTGCGTCTGCCGATCCAGTCGGTGACGGGGCGCGTGAATGAACTGCTCGCGACTGGCACCGTGATCGAGCCGGGCGCACGGATCAAAGACCCGATTACGCGGCGCACATGCAAGCTCGTCGCGAGCGCGCCGGATTTGTTCGCATGACGTGGGCGAGGCGCGGCGACACGCGGAACCCACTGGATATTTTGATCGAGCGCGAAGAGCGCAACCCGGAGTGCAGGCACTGCACATGGTCATTAGGCAAAACGGAACTGCTGGGAGACTGGATATGCGCGAAGGATCGAGTAATGCGGGCGCGGTGCGTGGAGTTCACCCCTTTGCAACGGTACATCGAGCGCTCGAAAGCGTTTTCGAAACGCTCGCGCTAGCCTCCGCGGTGAAGGTTCCGGGTTACTCCGAGTCCGTCGCGCGATCCACCGTGACAGAGAAGCGGGGGTGGGAGGATGAAATTACAGACGCAGCATGGGCGATGCAAGCCATCGACTCGACGCTGAGCGCCGTCGAGCGCGCCGCAGTCATCGCGCGCTATCACCGCGACCCTGGCACGCTGCGCAAGTACGAGGGGCGCCGCTGGAGCGCGCAGAAGGCCGACGACGCTGATCAGAAGCACGCGCAAGCCCTCGCGCTGCTCAAGTTCCACCTGAGCCACCTGCACGCGAATTCGGGGCTCCTAGAGGCCATCATCGAACGCGAATTCACGTTCGGCGAAGCGTACATGCCGACGACCGTGCAGATAGCGAAGGATTGCGGCGTCTCGCAAGCGAGCGCATCGCGCCTAGGAACGAAAGTCGCGCGCGCCGTTCACGCTCTCGAAGTTCGCGCACACCAGGCGCTTCAGGCTCGTTTCGCCGAGCTAGGGTTTGTGCCGAGCTAATTTCATCTCTTTTGGAGAGAAAACGCTTGACACTACCCACCATTGAGATATGATTCATCTCAACGCAGCACACAACCCACCAGCGAAAGGAAACACGATCATGAGCCAGACCAAATCTCCCGCGCAGTTCAAAGAACTCATCGAAGCAGCTCGATTCAGCGCCCGCAGCGGCGTCGAAGTCGCCGAAATGCTGATCAAGCAAGACGGCGGCGACGCCCGCTCAAGCCGCGTATACCTCGCGCAGCAGCAAGCCCGCGCAATCGAAATCGAGCGCCAAATCACCATCCTCGAACGCATGTCGACGCTCTTGACCAAGGTGCTGTCATGAGCACGCGAATGTTCGATTGGACGATCGCGATCGTCTTTGGAATGTTCCTCGCCTACTGTGCCGCCTACGGACTCAACCCGATATGAGCGACGACGACCGCGAAGCGCAGCAATACCTCGAAGAGCAGGAACAGCAGTATCTAAAAACCCACGGAGAGAACGAAAATGGAAACGAATCAAGCCCCGAAGGTGTACGCCGCAATAGCCGCTGTGATGTCCGCAATGTCGAAGGCCGGCATCGCCAAGGATCGCCAGAACGTGCAGCAGAAGTATGCTTTTCGTGGGATTGACGACGTTTACAACGCGCTTTCGTCGATCCTCGCGGAGCACCGCCTGATGATGTTGCCGAACCAGCTTGAGCGCGTCGTGACCGAGCGCAAGAGCAATAACGGCGGCGTCCTGTTCTCGGTGACGGTCAAGGTCGAATTCACGTTCGTATGCGCCGACGACGGCAGCTCGCACAAGTGCGTGATGTACGGCGAGGCGATGGATTCGGGCGACAAAGCGACGAACAAGGCCGCGAGCGCTGCGTTCAAATACGCTGCGATGCAAGCCTTCTGCATCCCGACCGAAGGCGACAATGACGCCGACGCGCATACGCACCAAGTCGCCGCGCAAGCCATGAAGCCCGCCGACGTCAAGCGCCACGTCGCCGCGATCAAGGGCGCAAAGACTGGCGAAGCGCTCAAAGCCGCGTTCGATGCCGCGCGCAAGCATGCGAGCGAACTGAACGACGCCGACGCTTACGAGCAATTCAAGCTCGCAAAGCAGGAAGTCATCGACGCGCACACGAAGCAAGAGCCGGCCGAAGCCGCAGCGTAATCACACACCCGGCGCCAGAGCGCGCCGGCATACGGAGAAGATGACCATGAACCAAAAATACATCATCACCATCGGTTACACGAAACTTGCGTTTGATGACCGCGAAATCGCGATGCGCGCATACGCGATGCTGATGGACTCGACGCCGATCACGTCTGCATCGTGCTACCCGCATACGCCGCCCGAGTCGATGAAAAGCATCGATTGGGTTCGCGAGGCGGGCAACACAGAAATCGAGCTCAAGCGTGTTGACGCAAGCAAGTTCGCGCTTCACATGACGAATAGCGAGTACCGCGAAAAGTGCAAGCCGCGCCCGACCGAAATCGACGGCGAAGCGCGCTTGGTAGACGAGTCGCGCGTTGCTGCAATCGCAGGGCCGTCCGGCGACGACATCATCGACGTTGACTCGCCGTTCTAACAATCACACCCGGCGCCCTCGCGCGCCGGATAGCGAAGAGAGGGATGATATGAGTGCAAGAGAGAACACTGGCGAGTACTTCAGTGTCGAGCAGGCATCCGCGCATGCCGCCGAGTTCTGCCGGAAGAATCCGGCTTGGATTCGGGTGTGCGACATGCCGGATACCGAGGAAGTCGACCGCGCGCTCTATGTCCACTGGGACGAGTTGAGCAAAACGCAGCAGGAATATTGGGGGAGCGAGTACGCCTACGACGAGTTCGCGACGCGGCGCTGCAAGGTAAAGCAAGGCGTCATGACCGGGAAGGGCGAGTTTTACGACAGCATCATGCAAGCGCCCTTGTTCCACAACGTCATGTGCATGTATCGCGTCGGCGTGAAGCGTGCGAAGGAATGGCGCGAACAGCGCGCTCAAAAATGATCGCCCACCCCCTGCGCCAAGCCGCGCGCCGCGACCTCGACGCGCTGGCACTGGCAAAAGAATCGACGCCCGCACTTGTGCAAAACGCCTGCTCATCATTCGCTGCAATGCTCGCGCATATGACAGGTCAGAAAGTGACGGTCTGGATCGACAATGTGCCGATCGCACGTAACCCGCGCCAAGCGCGCGCCTAAGCAGAAGAGAGGAATGATATGGCTAGTTACCAGAAAGTAATTATCGCGGGCAACCTGGGGCAAGACCCGGAAGTGCGCTACTTGAGCAACGGCGATGCGGTCGCGAGCTTCAGCGTCGCCGTCACCGAGACGTGGAAAGACGCGAGCGGCGAGCGGAAAGAGAAAACCGAATGGTTCCGCTGCGCGTGCTTCAAGCGCCAAGCCGAAATCGCAGGCGAATATCTGAAGAAGGGCGCGCAAGTGCTCGTCGAAGGCAAGATGCAGACGCGCTCGTATGAGGCGAAAGACGGCACGCAAAAGTACGTGACCGAGCTGCGCGTCGACACGTTCAAGATGCTCGGCGCGCGCCAGGACAACGAGAACGCGCCGCGCAATCCGAGCACCGGAGCGCCGCGACAGCAGCGCGCGAGCAATCAGCGCCAGCAGCCGCAGCAACCGAGCGGCGGATTCGATGACGACGACTCGGACAACATTCCCTTCTAAGGCCAATCGCCCGGCCCCGCGCCGGGCATCCATCGAGCGAGATCATGGCAAAGAGCAAAGAAGAAGACGCGATCATGTCGCGCATCGCGAACCTGAAAGCGGAATTGCAGCGGCAGGAAGGTTTGTTGAAGCAGGAGCGCATGCGGATCGCCGGCGTCGCGATTGGCGATATTGTCGAATGCAAGGGCGTTCGATACCAAGTCGCCGATGTGCAGCATTCCTCTTATAGCGTCTGGGTGATCGGCAATCCGCAGCGCAAAGACGGCACATTCGGAACCGCTGCGCGTCGCCTCTACGACGACTGGAAGCACGTGCAATCAGCCCCGAAAACCACCGAGACCACAAAATGACCGAACAAACGAAGAACAGCGCCGAAGCAACGCTCGAACTGCGCGCGGCGCTGCACAGGCTGGAGCAGACGATGACGAGCGGCGTAACGAACTTGGCTGTGATGCTCGCGGGGGAAGTGATCGATCTGGCGAACGACCTCAGGCTGATCATTCTTCACGAGCACAACGTCGATACCATGCGCCGCACGAAAATCGAAGAAAGTCGCGCCCAAACCGCTTGACGGTTCCGCACCTCGCGGGTATTCTATCAACGTGGTCAGAACGAAGGCGTCTTTAGAGGCGCCGTTTTTTGGCCCTACACTACTACCCTGGAGAGAGTAATGAACCTGTTTGAAATCTCCCGCGAATATCGGGAATCAGCCGAAAAGTTGATCGACCTAGAACTCGACGAACAGACGTTCGCAGACACGCTCGAATCGATCAGCGGCGACCTCGAAACGAAGTGCATGAACACGGCATTCGTCGCGCGCAACCTCGAAGCGACTGCCGAGCAGATCAAAGAGCACGCGAAAGCGATGGTCGAGCGCGCGAAGGCGATGGAAAACCGCGCGTCGCGAATCCGCAAATACCTGCTCGACGGTCTGGAACTGGCGGGCCGCGACAAGATCGAGACGCCGTTTTTCAAGATCAAGATCGCGCTCAACCCGCCGAGCGTGCAAATCGCAGACGAATCGCTGATTCCCGCGAGCTACAAGACCGAGCCGCTGCCGCCCGCGCCGGCTCCTGACAAGAAGCTGATCGCCGCAGCGCTCAAAGACGGCTTCGAAGTGCCGGGATGCTCGCTGGTTCGCGGCAAGCGAATCGACATCAAGTGAGGGTGAAATGACTACGCAAATCAACCTCGAAGCGCGCGTCAACCAGATCGTCGAATGCCAGATGATCGCGTCGGACGGGATTGTTTTTGAATTCAAGCCGACCGACCACCTCGCCAACGATCTATGGTTTGACTCGCTCGACCTCATCGAAATGGTGATGGCGATCGAAGATGAGTTCGGCATCGAGATTAGCGACGAGGACGCCGACAAGATCGGAACGGTTCAGCAGGCAGTCGATTACGTCAAAACCCGCATCAAATAACCGAGAACCACCATGCACACCGTCATCGTTCCGCACCTGTCGGCCTACTCGGAATATTCCCAATTCGGAACAGGGCCTTGGTTCTTCCGGCGATCGGTTTCGCTCGCAAATGTGATTTGGTGCTGACGATGACGGAGCAACAGCGCGCGGAGGCATGGCAACGCTTTCGCGACGCAGCACGAGACGGGCGCCAAGGCTATTACGCAAAGGCCGGCGCGCTCGTCGAGAAGGTGCGGCAGGAGCACGGCGAGCAGGCCGCGCAGATAGCCCGCAAAGAGTTGAACGCTTATATCAGGAGCGACAAACGCATATGAAGGAAGCAAAGCGCGGCGTCGAGCACGTGCCGACCGAATCGACCGAGCAGATGATGTTCTTTCAGTGGTTGCGCGCGGCGATGCCGAAACTGATTGCGTTTCACGTGCCGAACGGCGGGAAGCGGTCACTCCGCACCGCGGTTCGTTTAAAAAAGGAAGGCGTCGCCGCTGGCATTCCCGATGTCGTGATCGCGAAGCCGTGCGGCATCTACTGCGGCATGTACATCGAACTGAAGCGAACCAAGGGCGGCGCACTGAGCGAGGCGCAAAAAGACATGATCCGCGAGCTGCGCGCAGAAGGGTATTACGTCGCCGTGTGCCGCGGTTTCGATGAGGCCCGCGAAGAATTGATCGGCTACCTTAACCTTGGGGAGCATCGCACGTATGAATAAGTGCGCCGTCATACTCAGCGACAGAACGCGCGTACAGGCCGCGCAAGCGCTTGTCGACGCTCCGGACGGGTGGCACGTCAAGATCGAGCCGGCGACGCGCTCCACGCGCCAGAATTCGCTTCTGTGGCCGCTCCTGACCGACGTTTCGCGCCAAGTGAACTGGCACGGCAAGAAACTCACGCCGGAAGTGTGGAAAGACATTTTCACGGCGGCGCATAAAAAGGCGCTTGTCGTACCCGGCATCGACGGCGGCTTTGTTGTCTGCGGGCAATCGACCCGCGTCATGGATAAGCAGTCGTTTTCCGACCTAATCGAAATCATCCTGGCGTTTTGCGCCGAGCAGGGCGTTCGCATCAGCGCGCCGCAGGATTACGAGCAATACCTACAAGGCACACCGTCATGACCGTCGCAATCAAAGATCGCAGCAAAACCTACCGCCGAATCCTCGCGCTGCTCGTCGAGCACGGCCCGAAAACGAAGTCGCAGATTGCCGAAGCGCTCGGCATCGGAGAAACGACGGCGCGCACGGCCATGAACCTCGCTGCGCGCGACGGGCGAATCTACGCCTCCGACTGGATCGTGCCGATGCGCGGCCATCCGGCGAAGGTGTATTCGTTCGGTCAAGGCGAAACGCCCCCAATGCCGAAATGGAACGCGCACGGCCGACTCCCGAATCACGACGAGCGCCGCGAGGAAGAGACGGAAGTCGCGCGAGCCAAAGCGATAGCCGAAGAGACGTTGCAGCGCGCTCGATCGATCGCCAGCCGCGAGTTCAATCCGTTCGCTTCGCTGATGATGCAGGTCTAAAAATTTGTCCGCCAATACTACCTTTTAGCGATGAAACACGGTAAGATGGCTCACATGGAGGTAGCAGTTTGAGCAAGTATGTTCCGGCCGCAGAGCGCGATTACATGGCCCGCGTCGCGCGCCGCGGCTGCGCAGTGTGCAGGCGGCTCGGGTTCGATGTCGACGACATGCAGGCGATCGTTCATCACCAGGCATACGGGCGCGGCGGCTGGAAGCGCTCATCGAACTACCGAACGGTCGGCGTGTGCCTGATTCACCACGTCGACAGGCATCAAGGGATTCACGGCATCAACAACGCCGAAGCATACGAAGCGCATTTCGGCTTCAGCGAGCAGGACTTAATAGAAGAAACGCAGCGCGCGCTAGAACAGCACGTGCCGGCCAACGAGAGGATTTATCAGTGAAATCGATCAGCACCAACGAGATATTGGATTTCATGCAAGAGGGCAAGGGCTACTCCCGTTCCTCTTTCTACGGAGCCTTCCCCGACGTCGAGCAGCGCTTGGTGAACGACGCGCTGCTGCTGCTGACGACGCGCGGAGAAGTGTGGAACGGCAACATGACGACATACGTCAAGTTCGCGCCGAAGGCTGCGAGCAAGGGCGCAGAGCCGATTATCTGCCCGTCGCACGCATGGGGCAACCTGAGCGGATACGACGCCGGCTTGCGCGGGTTCCGTGGCGCGGCAGAGGCAACGCGCGGCGCGGGGTACAGGGCGCCGGAATTCGGCGGGAACGCGATGACCGGGCGCGCGGGTAGCGAAGGGTTTGCGGGGCGCGCGATGGGCTACCGGGTGATGAAATGAACATCCGAAGAGAGGTCATCGGAGACGCGACGCTGTATCTCGGGGATTGCCGCGATGTGCTGCCGCTGCTGCCGCGCGTCGATGCTGTAATTACCGATCCGCCATACGGCATCAGTTTTGCAGCACAACCGACCAAAGGTCAACGAAAAGCAGGCCAGAAATCCGAGGCTTGGGATGACTCCATTGCATCCGATCTTGACTCCCTGAGGGCGCTCGGAGACGTTCAAATCATTTGGGGCGGCAACTATTACGCCCTACCGCCTTCACGCGGATGGCTGTCATGGTTCAAGCCCGATGCGCCGCCATCGATGGCGCATTTCGAAATGGCATGGACGAACCAGGACAGGAACGCGCGCCAGTTCTCGCAATCCATCAGCGCAACGAACCCGGAGCGCGTAGGGCATCCAACACAAAAGCCGCTCGCGCTCATGCTTTGGAGCATCGAGCAAGCAGGCATGCCAGAAACGATTCTTGACCCGTTCATGGGTAGCGGCACAACCGGCGTCGCCGCCGCGCGTCTCGGCCGCTCATTTATCGGAGTCGAGCGCGAGCCGAAATACTTCGACATCGCTTGCCGCCGCATTGAGGACGCGCAGCGTCAGGAATCACTCTTCGATGCGCCGCCGCCGATCAAGGCAGAGCAGACCGGACTTTTTATCTAAAGCATGAAACTTACATACCGAAAGACATATGAGCGATGCGCCCGGAGCTCATGTTGGACGACGCGCGAGCGCCGAATCTTTCGCAACGCCATCCGGCGCGCAATCCGCAACATCGAGCGGGCATACCCTTGGGACCAGCGAGCGGCGGAGTTCGAAGCCCACAAGGGCCGGTTGCTTCACGCATTCGGCATCGTGCCACGGTGAGCGGATAGGCCGGTTGACATAAGGTTAATGATCAATCTTTCAGAGCGCGCTTATCCGGCGCGCGTTTTCAACAATCGAAAGTAGCAGATGGTTTGAGATAATGGCGAGAACGGAGAGATACAACAATGCGCTACCTGCCGAAAGCCACAGTAATTGATTTGTACAGGACGGCGCGACCACAAGCCGGCATCAAGCAAACCGATGCAATTTACGCCTTCTACCGCGCCGCGATTGACGCGACATGGCTTGTCGCGCTCGACGAACTGAAAGAAAAGCACAACGAGATTTTGCGACTGCAATCGCAGATCGAAGAAATGCACCAGGCCGAGACGTCATTGCGGCGCAAGCACGACGAGGAACTCAAAGAAGCAAGGCAGGACGCATACAACGAAGGGCTTCGAGACGGGAGAAAGGATCATCAGTACAAGCCTTGATGTCAGCGATCACGCCAGAAATAGCTCTTGCTGATCTGGCGGATCAGTCTCTTCGTTGCCGACCAATATGCGCTCATCAGGGCCGGCGACCGGGATTTGATGCAGAGGCGTCTGATCGTCGACGGCGCCCTTCTCCTGCTCGCTCTCGGTGACGGAAACCGCCGCATAGAAGTTCGCGAACCGCTTGCCGCGCTCGCCCTGCCAATAGACCCGCGAATTGATGACGTAGGCGTTCTGAGTGCCGATCTTGACAACCTGAACCCATCGGCCATCGCGGAGCACGTTCACGGCGCGCTCAACGCTTCGCTCGACGACACCTAACTCTTCAGCGATCGCCCGCTTGCTGATAACGACGGCGTTTGTGCGATTCATCTTGCTCGCGAGCAAATGCAGCATCCCGGCCGCAACCGGATATTTAACCGACAATTGCGTGATCGAACGGAGCGTCTTTTTCTCGACCTGAAGCCAGCCCCCCATGTCGCGCAACCCGGCCGCTTCGGTTGCGATGTGCTTCGGAAGTTTCGGCGTGTCGCTCATTGCGCCTCCTGTGCGTTTTATGCGATTCTACGGTCGCAATTCGCGAACAGCAAGCGGAGAAGGGCGGCCTTCGCGCGTCTCGACAGTCGGCACAACCCGACTTCGGTGTCGGGTCATCCCGACTTTGGTGTCGGGGTATCCAGTCGCAAAAGTCGAGCGTTTACAATGGTTTGCAGGATGAACAGCGGACGCTCTTTCTTTGTGTTGGTTTGCGTCACTCGCCGCTCGGTTTTGACGTTCGCCTTTCTATCTTATTGGGGCAAGCCCCGAAGGGGCGCGTCAGGCTCAAGTGTGGGTAACTGCCGGACCGCGTAGCGGCCGTCCACGCCCTTGCGGTGTGGGCGGGGCAGTTATCCATACGGGGATGATCGACGCCTTTAATCGCCCCCGCCCTGCTTCCTGAGCCGCGCAAGCTCGCGCCGAGCGCCTTCGACCAGCACATCGGACATCGGCACATCGGTAAGTTTCATATAAGCGCGCAGTTCTTCGTAGAGCGATTTCGGCATGTTGACGGTCATTTTCTGAAACGCCTCGCGCTCGCGGAATACCGGCCGGGCTTCCTGTGCCGGCGCGATGTTGGCGGGCTTCTGCGCCACGTCGCCGATAAAGGCGTCGACCGCGCTGCGATTGAGCGGAGGATTAGCCATTGAATGCGCCCTCCATCAGCATGCCAAATTCGTACATCGCTTTGCCGTCACGGTATTCGGGCGGCAACTCCATCACCGAAAGACCGAGTTTCGCGCCCTTCCGATATGCGGCGCGGTCAATGATCGTCGGACCGAGTTCGAAATCGTCGCTCATGTCTTTGATGACGTCGATCGCCTCATCTAGTTCCGCCTTTATGTAATGCGGGACGGCGTTTATGAATGCGATCGCGCGCACTGGCGTCGCTACCGTCTCCCTTCTCAGCCGAATCACCTGAGCAGTCTGCGCGAGGCTCCACGTGTCGAATTGCCCGATGCGGCACGGAACCAAGATGACATCGGCGAGCGCCATCGCGACGCGCGTTTCAGTGTCGAGATTGGGCGGGCAGTCGATAACGATGTGATCGAAATTCGGCACATCGTCCATGACCGCTTTCCGGTAATTCTGCTCGACGCGCACGACGCTCAGGTTCTGCGCCACGTTCGCATCGACGCGCACCTGCCCCCATTGATACGAACTGCTTTGATGCGGGTTCGCATCGTACAGGCGCACAGAGTCGCCCTGCATGGCGAGCGTGCCGGCGACATTGGTGGCGGTCATGGTCTTACCCGCCCCACCCTTCTGCATGGCAACTGCAATGATGGACATACGCACTCCCGGTTATGTTTCCCGGCAGAGTAGCGGAGAGGCGCGCGAACTTCAAGTGATACGTGAGGCGGTATGGGCGTATGGGTAGCGTGATGGCCCGCCATACGCCCAGCCGTATTTACGTCCATACGCGCAAATGGGTTGCTATGCAGACGCCGATGCGCCCGACCAGTGAGAGCCGCCGCCGCCCACGCGCACGCCGGCCCACAAAAGCGCAGCCCTCCACGCCGGAACGCCCGACGCTACAGCCGCCTCCCTGAGCACCGCGTCGGCTACATCGCGGGTTACGGGGTGAGCCGTGTACAGGTAATCGTGCACCGCACTCGCGGCGTGCGCACTATCGCCGCACAGCGCAAACGCCAGAGCCACGCGCGGCACGCTGGCGAAGTCAGTCTCGGACCCGACCGGCACGACGAACACACGCCCGGCAACGTCGGAGTCGTAGACCAGCGGCGCGGTCAGGCGCCAGGTGCCGCGCCCGCTGTTCGTCGCGTCGCTGATCAACTCGACTTCGAGCGACGTCAGGAATGCGCTCATTGCGCCGCCTTCGCTGCGGCGACAGCGTTCGCCACAACCTCCTGAACGATCGGCTGCGCAAGTTGCAGCGCGAGCAGCACGGCCGGCTGATTCGGAATCGCCGGAACCGCCGACACGAGCGCGATCAGCGCCGGGAATGCGTCGGAATTGAACGACTGAAGCGCGGTCAGGTCGACGGTCGCGGCGGCGGCGCACGCGGCGCTCACCTTCGGCTTGATCAGGTCAGCGACGGTGCTTTGCTGCGCGGCGGTGAGCAACGCGAGGCCGGAAGCGCTCGACAGAATATCGAGGTCCGCTTGCACGATCGGGCAAACCTGCTGCGCGAGCTGCGCGGGCGGGATGACGGGAATCGAAACCGGCTTCAGTTGGACGGCGCAGGCGGAGAGAGTGAGCGCGACGAAGCCCGCCGCGAGCAGCGTGAGAGTGCGTTTCATTGGGAATTCCTGAGAGGTTAAGCGGAGACGCCGAGCAGCAGACGCGGCCCGACAGAGACTTGAATCGTTCGGCTATCGACGCGCGCGGTCGTCGTGACGGTTACGGTGACGTTGTATGTCGTGCCCGATGCGCCACCGCCAAGCCAGAAGGTGACGACGCCGCCCGATACGCTCGTCGTCTTTCCGGTCGGATTGACCGTGATTCCGGCATCGGCCGACACGTCGGCGCTTGAGATGGTTTCGCCGGCTGCGAGCCAGTTCGACCAATCCATTTGATAATCAAGAACAGCGGCCGACGCCTTCGGCGGCAGCGGAGCAAGCAAAGCCATGCGGCACCCCTATATTTAGACTTCAATGCGACGGGTTTCAGCAGGAAGGACAAAGCGCCGGGATTCCGGCGTGACAAGTGCGGCGCGTGAATCGCAAGAAACAGACGGCCGGCGAGAGTCAAAATTGACCGCGACAATGCGGCGCTCCATCGGAACGGTGAAGCGGATCGGATTCGGCGTGCTCGTGTCGATGACGACGCCAAGAACGCGCGCGGTGACGCCCGCAAGCGCGACGGAGAGTTGCGCGGACGGATTAGCGAAGGTTGGCGCCGAGAACGCGCCGGAGACGCCCGCCAGCGCGCCCGAAAGAACGCCTGATGGGTTGGCATAGGTAATGCCAGCGAGCGCGCCAGAAACGCCGGAGAATGCGCCGGATGCGGCGCCGCTTATGCCGAGCGCGCCGGATAGTTGACCGGAGACACCCGCGAACGCACCGGATAGCGCGCCGGCCGGAATAATCGTCGCCGCGCCAGAGAGCGAACCACTTACGCCCCCGAGCGTCGCCGCCAGTGCGCCGCCTATGCCGGTGTATGATCCGGCTGCGAAAGCGCCAGAGACGCCCGCGAGAGCGCCGGCAACAGAGCCGGAAATCGATTCGCCGCCCGACATCGCGCCAGAAACGCCGACGAGCTGCGCGCTGAATGCGCCGGGTATCGACTGCGCCGCCGAAAGTGCGCCGCTGACGCCCGCCAATGCGCCGCCGAGCGCCGCGCCGACCTGCTCTTGCGCGGCGAATGATCCGGTGACGCCAAGCAATGCGCCGCCGAGCGAAGCGGAAAGCGATTCAGACGCCGAGACAGCGCCGGCAACGCCCGCTAGCGCGCCAGAAATCGAGCCGGAAACCGACTCCGCGCCCGACAATGCGCCCGTCACACCCGCGAGAGCGCCCGCCAGCGAGCCAGAAATCGACTCAGAACCAGAAATCGCGGCGGTAACGCCCGACAACGTGCCCGCGAGCGTGCCCGATGCGCCAGACGGCGCGGCGCTCAGATACTTGATCGCGTGCAGCATGACGTTGAACGACGAACCGACGTTTGTCGTGATCGTCGCTTTAATCGTCAGCGTCTGAGATGCAGAGTTCGCCGCCCAAGTGATCGTCGTGCTGTA